GCTGTGTTCTGCGGTCTGGCGGCTACTCGAATGCGGACGGCGGTCTCGCTTATGCGTACGCGAACAACGCTTCTTCGTACTCGTACACGGGCTGCGGCGGTCGGCTGGCCTTCCGCGGAAAATTCGTGATTGTTGACTAAGCGGAAAGCGAAAGCACGAAAAAAGCGTCAGAGGGAGAGCCGACGAAAGGAGGCTGCTCCCTCTCCCTTTTTATCTCGCGTCAGCGAGATTTTTTTTAGGCTCTGCAAAATAAAAGCAAAAGTTGTATGATATATCAACTTTTTGTATTACCTTTGCACCATGAACTCAGAACGGAGAATACTGGTTTACAAAGATTATTTCCTCACGTTCTACCGCACCTTGGAAGCAGGAGCACAGAAGAAGATAGACTATGTGCTTGATGTGCTGAAGATGCAGGACAGAGTGAGCGAGAAATTTGTAAAGTACATAAAGGATGGTCTCTATGAAATAAGAGCCTCCTACAATGGTAATATATATCGAGCGTTCTTCATTTTCGACGAGGGCAACATCGTGATGCTCTTCAACGGCTTTCAGAAGAAAACCCAGAAGACACCCTCCAAGGAGATAGACAGAGCACTTGAACTTAAAAAGGAATATTATGCAGGAAAGAAATGACATTAGCAGTTTTGATGCCATTCTTGACGCCAAGTATGGAGCAGTAGGAACTGCGGAAAGAGAGGCTTTCAGAAAGGAAGCCACCAACTATTGCGTGGGACAGATTATCTATGATGCCCGAAAGCAGGAACACATGACCCAATCAGACCTCGCAAAGAAAGTCGGTACGGACAAGACCTACATATCACGCATAGAGAAAGGTGTGATAGAACCTGGTGTGGGAATGTTTTTCCGCATCATTGACGCTTTGGGATTGAAAGTGGACATTGTGCGTCCGATAGTATAACAAGAAACAAAAGGCAGAAAATCCCACGCGCCGCTGTGTTCTGCGGTCTGGCAACAACTCGAATGCGAACAGCGGTCTCGCTTATGCGAACGCGAACAACGCTTCTTCGAACTCGAACACGAACTACGGCGGTCGGCTGAAATTCTTAGTGGTACTTAATCGGGGGACTCTGACGTGGCACGAGGATTGCCGCAAACAAACTCCGAGGGATTAGAGCCTCGGCAACAGCATGATAAACGAATTATGGAAAGCCGGAACACGACATTAACCACATGTGGGGAGTGCATCAACTCCCCACAGGACAGGAAGGCTGTCAATCAACAGGAAGACTTATTAGGACAGGTAGAAGCACCAACTTCTATCTGTTTTCCTTTATATAACCTCATCCCGGAAATCATTTCGGACGAAAACATGGAACGCTCGTTCAAGCGTGTCATGTCGAACCTTCATAACGCCGACACGCGAAGCGGAATAAAATGGAGGGAGAAGGTTGTTATAGATGGTGTGGAATGTACTCCACGCATGGTGCGCTATATGAAGCGCAAGAAAGAAATTATTGCCGAGCTGAAAGAACAAATAGGCAATGGCACATTTCGTGTTGAGCGTCTGTCTTCGTTTGAGGTGGACGATGGTCCGAAGAGAAGAATGGTTCAAGCGCCTCCTGTTGTGAAACGTATAGGCTGCAATGCCATCATGGAGATTGTGGAAAAACACCTTTCGCCATTGCTAATAGAAAACACGGCAGCTTCGATAGAAGGACGCGGCCCACACGGACTATTCCACAAGATGCAGGAAGTGAGAGCCGAGAACCCCGACCTTATATATTATTATCAAAGCGACTATAAAGGATATTATGACCACATACTGCACGACAAGATGATTGACATCATCAAGCAGTATATAGCCGACCCGATATTACTCCCCATACTAATAGACTTCGTTAAGGTATTGCACCCGTATGGCAACGAAGGCATCAGCAAGGGACTACGCTCCTCGCAGTTTTTCGGCAACCTGTATCACAATGACATTGACCATGCCATGATAGAGGAGTGTGGAAAGGATAATTACAACCGCTTTTGTGACGACATATACATACTTGGAGACGACAAAAAAGAGTTGTGGAAACACAGGGATACACTGCACAGGCTAAGTAAACCCTACAATCTGATAATCAAGCCGAGCGAGAAGGTAGCTCCAGTGAGCGCAGGAATGGATGCACTGGGGTATATTGATTATGGTGACCACTCACGAATACGCAAGCGCACAAAGGTGAACGCTGCGAGGAAACTTGCCAAGATAAAGTCGAGAAAGCGAAGGCAACAAATTATAGGCTCGTTCAAAGGAATGGCATGTCATGCAGACTGCCAGCATTTATATTATATATTAACAGGTAAAAACATGAAGAAATTTTCAGAAATGGGCGTGACCTATAAGCCAGCAGACGGAAAGAAACGTTTTCCCGGTAAGGTGACACGCTTGGGTGACATCGTGAACATCCCTATTGAAATCCACGATTATGAAGTAGGTATCGACACGAAGGAAGGTGAAGACCGCTATCTTGTTTCGTTCCGTAATCCAGCAACAAAGGAATGGGGTAAGTTCTTCACCGCCTCGCAGGAAATGAAGGGCATACTCGACCAGATTAGCGACATTGAGGACGGCTTTCCGTTTGAGAGCATTATCAAATGCGAACTATTTGACGGCAGCAAGCGAAAGTATAACTTCACCTAAAGTGACTCACTAAAGATAAAAGCGTGAATAGGGCTGCATACTATATCTTTGCCTCAACAAAATCATAGCGACAATGGAAAAGATATACGGCACAACCAAACGTCAGAACGGACTGCAACGAGTAGGCAAGAATAAATGGCTGCTCTATTTCGGTCTGTATGAAACAGAGAGCGGTACATACGAATACCGTCATACGTTCACGCACAAGCCCACGCTTGACGAGATAAAGAAACTTGTTTGGGCTACGATAGACGCAGAGACCAAAGACAAGATTGTCAATCAGTTTGAGTATGAGGGCATCAAGGTTTGGCTCACAGACGAGAAGCAGCGTAACTTTGCCTCTATTGAGAACAACGAAAGTGTTACATTCCCACTTACGTTGAAGCTCAACGAGAAAGCCGACGCTACACCAATCTATCATACCTTCCAGACGCGAGACGAGTTCAAGAAGTTCAGCGAGGCCGCTGCATGTTTCATTCTTGAAACCATCAGGAACGGATGGAAGGAGAAGGACAATGTAGAATGGAGCGTGTTTGACATGTAATCATAACATCATCAATAAGAGGAACAGGAGAAATCTTGCTCCTCTTTTTTTGTGCTACAATAGTTAAAACGACGCTCACCGGTTAAGTCGCTAAATTTGCCAAGAACATAAAATCATAATGGCAATGAAAAAGATTATTACATGGTTAAAATCCAGCAACCGCGGCAGACATATCGTAGGCGGCGTTCTCATCGGCTTGGGAGCTGATGATACCTACTGTGCGCTGTATGCCGGAGCTGGTGTAGCCGGAGCCTTGGAACTTAAAGACAAGTTGTATGGCGGAAAATGGGATTGGGTTGACTTCGGTTGTACGATGGCCGGAGTAGTTGTAGGACGCTTGATAAGAGTAGCACTGACAGGGAAATGAACGATGTAAGTCAAGTTACGCAGGTGGCTAAAGGTATTAGCGACTATGGCATGATGGCAATAACAGCAGCCTTTTTCCTTCTCCTTTCCGCAGCTATGATGGTGGCCCTCTTCCGTTGGTTCAAGAGCATCATCGAACAGATGATGCAAGACCAGAAGTACAGTATGCACAACCTTGCCGAAGAGACACGTAAGCAGAACGAAATGCTGCAAGACATATCAGAGGGTCTTCGCCCGGAGACATTGTTACGCATCCGCAACCTGACTGGTTTTGCTTTCGACCTCAGTATTGAGCAGGTGTGCAGGCTTATCAAGAGGGTGCGCAAGGAAAACCATATTGCAGATCATGAAGCGACGGCAGCTAAGATACGCAAGTCATTGCTTGTTATCCACAACGACCGCAATTCACGGTTTGACTCGTTCACGTATCGAGGCAAATCCATTTCAGAGTTCTGTAGCTCGGAATGGGTGGAGGACGTAGCGAAGATAGTTGAAGGCGAGATTTACCATGAGGACGGTGAAAACAATGCCAGAGCCTATACTAACGTAAAGCTCGCCTACGACAATATCAAAACAGATTTCTATCAACGGTTAAACTATTGATGTATGATTGTATTGATTGACAATGGCCATGGGGTGAACACCCCCGGCAAATGCAGCCCGGACAAAAGGTTGCGTGAATATGCGTATGCAAGAGAGATTGCAACGCGAGTTGTGAACGAGCTTCGCGGCATGGGCTACAATGCAGAGCGTGTTGTGGAAGAGGAGCAGGACGTTGCGCTGTCTGTACGCTGCAAGCGTGTGAACGACATCTGCAAGAAAGTAGGCACCAAGAACGTGCTGCTTGTCTCGATCCACAACAATGCAGCAGGAGGCGACGGCAAATGGCATGAGGCGCGAGGCTTTTCTGCCCATGTAGGCATGAACGCATCCGCAAAGAGCAAGGCCTTGGCGCAGTATCTTTGGAACGAAGCAATACTTCAAGGACTGAAAGGCAACCGTTGTGTGCCCTATGCCAAGTACATCGCCCAGAACCTTGCTATCTGTAGAGACACGAACTGCCCTGCAGTGTTGACGGAGAACCTTTTCCAAGACAACAAGGAGGACGTTGACCTGCTTTTGAGCGAGGAAGGCAAGGAGAAGGTTACAGCGGTACACGTGAACGCTATTGTTGAATTTATCAAAGACTATTATGGATAAGAAGATTTTAGGCTTTTTGTGGGCAATATTAGGTGTGATTGTTGGCATTGTTTGTCTGGTTAGCATCGTGCATTGCGGAGGCTACGGCAAAGGTCACGAACCTGCAGATGTGGTGCGTGACACTGTGATTGACACCATACCTTACTACATGCCGGTACCCAAGGACAGTTTGGTGTTGACATACAAGACCGTGACTCTTCCCAAGAGTGACAAGGCGCAGCCATCTATCCGTGCGGACACAAAACCGGCAGAAAGCTGTACACAAAACGATGTGGCAGATGTGCGTGACAGTACGGAGGTTACTATCCCTATCATCCAAAAGATGTATAAAAGCAGTGACTATACGGCATGGGTGAGCGGTTATGACGTGCAGCTTGACAGCATCTATGTATATCCCAAGCATGAGTATGTAACGCGCAAGATGAAGCAGCCTCCTAAGAAATGTCATATCGGTGTGACGGCAGGTTACGGATTCGGCAAACAAGGTATGCAGCCATATATAGGCATCGGACTAACGTATTCACTAATCTCATTCTGACATGGAGACAATAACCGTACAGATATTCAAGGACGACGTGTATGAAGAGGTGGCCAAGGCTACCGACTACACAGGCGCGAAGCTGATAGACGGCGACGAGGGAGCGCGAGACCGCATCCTTGCCACGGACAGCGACCTTTCAGACCTCGGAAGGTTTTGGGAGGAGTCGGTGCTTGCCACCAACGAGAGACTGAAAGAGATGCTCGTGAGCGGAGCTACCAAGCAGATACCTGTAACAATAACTCTACAGTCTAAAGAAGTGGAGGCACAGAGCATCGTTATTCCGTCGCAAGTGACGAGAACAGGCTACGAAGCCGTGCTTGAGGTTAGCAAGTCATTTGACAAAGGACTGAAAGACAATGTACAGTCGGCCCTTCGCAACTTCTTCATTGCCTCAATCATCGCCCAGTGGTTCAAGCTGGCCAACAAGGGCGAAGCCGCTGACTACTTCAACCAAGCCGGAGAAATGATGGACGGTGCGGAACGTCTGCTATACAGCCGCAAGAGACCGACCCGTCCGAGTGACTAACAAATAATATTTTATTTACATGGAAGGACAAGAAAAGACATTAGGTGCCAAGAAGAGCGTGACGGCAACCATCAAAATTTCGTGGCTTCTCTTCGACATCATGAACGAGACCTTCTTGCGTGGCCGTACTATCCAGAACAAGGACAACCACAAGGAGGTGGCGAGCATGTTTGCCTCTGATGACGAAGAAAACCGCGAGAAGATACTTCGCTCTATCAAGAAAGGCTTTGCCGAGGTGAAGACAGAACTGTCGGACTACCTCAACGAGGACGGCACAACCACAGACAACAGCCACTATGACGGCAGCACAGACCTGACGCTTAACCTCACAATGCCGAGCAACTTCAACGAGGCTGCAACTACCGGTGTGGGCGAGGCTATCCACGACTACCTGAAGAACTCTGCCATCGCCGAGTGGTACATGGTGACAAACAAGGCAGACGCTGAACAGTACATTGCCCTTGCACAGAGAAGTTTGCTAAGCATCCAACAGGCAGTGAGCAAGCGTAGCCGCCCGAAGCGTCCAACAGACTAAGGAGGAGGGCTTATGAGCTGCTGCATAGAGAATGAGGGAGCGAAGCTAAAGGTGAAGCTTACCTTCGAGCGAGAACAGCTGCTCTATGACATCAAGAACAATGCCTATGTGGAGAGCCATGTAATGGCCCCGGAAACCGAGCACGCCAAGCACATGGTGGCTGACGTTGGCGAGGAAGGCAATGTGGACCGGGTGACAAGAGTGCTGGATTTGGGTGTCTCCATGTGCCGGGAAATGCTTTACCCTTGGTCAAGGAAGGAAATCGTCAAGACAGAGTTTGACGACAAGCTAAAGGAGAGGGAGCAATATCATATAAACATGAGTGTGCCCAACACTATTTCGCAAACCACGCTGACCTATGTGGAAAGGCTGATACACGAATACCTTGTGTGCCGAGGCGTGGCCGACTGGCTAAGCATAACCAATCCGTCGAAGTCGGAGACGTGGCTTGCCAAGGCTTCTGAGGCAGAGCAAGAAATACGCACCTCCATCCATTCGAGAATGGAACGGAAGCGTATCAGGCAACATTGGTTAGGATAATAAAGACAAGAGCCGAGGTGCATAACGCATCCCGGCTCTTTTCATAGTTACCTAAAACAATCTAACCTTAATAAATAACTAAACCTAATAATATCTTCTTTATCTCGGCTTGTTGGTTTGTCGAGGTGTGAACTCGACTGACGCGCCGTAGATGTTTTCAAGATCGGAAGAGCGTCGTGTAGGGAAAGAGTGTAG